GCTTGTCGCCGACGAGGTCCTTCACGGTCTGCGACACGTTGTCGATGCCGAACTCCTTGACGAGCTGAGCGCACGTCATCTGGAACTCGCGGTAGAGCGTGTCGGGTTCCTGCCTCTCGTTGAGCGCGATGCCATACTCGCCCATCGTCAGGATGTGATGGTGCAGGTAGGTCTCGCGGTCCTCGCGCATGATCGTCGCGCCGGTGCCGAACGCCGCGGTCTCGGAGTAGAGGTGCGGCAGCGCGAGGTTGGTGTTGCCCTTGCGGAAGATCCAGCGCACCACCTCCTCGACGATCTTGAACCACTCCTTCACGGGACGGTAGCGGTTGAGCAGCGGGTCGCGAGTCTGGTAGCGGAACCAAGGTCGCGCCGGTGACGTGCGATACGCCATCAACCCAGCCTCGACGACTTCGAGCGAGTTGGTGCCCGTCTCGTCGATGATGTCCTGGTAGCGGTCAGCCTCTCGGTCGTGGTCCGTGGCGAGGTAGCGGCCACCGTAGGGGATCAGGAACTGCGTGATGTCCTGACAGTGCACGATGCGCGGCGAGCGGATCGTCTTGATCGCTTCCCACCGTTCGAGCTTCTCGTGCTGCGAGGTGAATCCTACTACGTCGCCCGCGATCATTGGCCAAGACCCGTCGAGCTACCGAGCCCGCTCGGCCCTGTCAAGATAGTCGAGGGGAGCTTGGGTCCGAGCTGTGCGGCGAGCAGCGACATGATGTCGGGTTGCTTGTCCTTCGCTGCCTTCGCCGCTTGCTCGTTCTGTTTCTGTTGCGCGAGTGCAGCGTTGCCGGCCTGCTGTTGCGCGGCCTGCTGTTGCTGCTTCCCTTTCTTCTGCGCCTTGTGCTGCTGCACTTGGCCGGCGGTGCCAGCTGCGACGCCGGCTGCGGCGATTGCCAATGTTGCGATCTCGACTCCAGTCATTTCAGCCTCCTCATGAATGCGACCTCGACTCGGTCGGTCTCGTAGCATCGTTCCATCAGCTCGGCCAGCGGCGAACCTCTCTCCGCCAGCCACACCACCGTGTCCACACCGAGCTGCTCGGCGTGACTCTCGACTTGTGCGATCAGCTCGTGGCACGCGCCGTCGGCGCGGTGCTCGGGCTCGATGTAGATCGTGACACCCTGCGCCTGGGTCTTGCCCTTGCGCTTGAGGTCGGGGCAGATCGCAGCCGCGGCGAACCCGACGAGCCGACCCTCGTGCACCTTCGCCACCACGATCGCGTGGCCGAGCTTCTCCAGGTAGAGCAGCAGCTCGACGTCAAGCTCCAGTCCGTCGCCCCAGATGTGATCCAGACCGGCCGCACCCCAGTTCTTGGCGATCAGCCCCCGGCCCTCATCGAACAGTGTGGCGAGCGTGATGCGCTCGAAGGTTGCAACGGTCACGGGGCGCAGGCTACCCAGAACCTGCAACATAGTGCAAGGGTCTCCGCTACCGGCGCCGCCCTTTCAGTCGCAGGTTCGCCCTGGCGAAGGGGTCGTAACTCCGCCGTGCGTCCGCACCAGCGCCCATGTTGGGGGTGACCATCACCCGGCGCACCGCCTCCTCCTTGGACCTCCGGGCCACGGGTTGGGCGAACGTCAGGGCCAGACCGTCGCCGTAGTCAGGGCTGCGCATCAGCCGCGCCTTGACCAAGTCCTTGGGCTCGATGATGAACTTGTCGCCCTTGAACGTGTAGGTCGGGACCGACAGCTCCGAGACCAGCTCGGGCACGTCCGGCAGCGCGCCACCGTCCAAGATCCACTGCGACATCAGGAACCACATCTCGGCCCGCTTGTTCGCATACTGCTCGTCGTTCGCCTTGCCGGCGAAGTGAATCCCGATCGGTGTGAACTGAAGATGCTGGAGCTGATCGAGCCAGCCGGCACCGAAGCCGCCGGTGCCGTCCACGAAGCACGCGTCGGCGTCCCACTTCTTCCAGAGTCGCGCGACCATGCCAGCTCCGTGCAGCGAGCTGGCGTTGCGCATCGCCATCGGCTTGAACGCCTGCTGCCCTTGCCGGGGGAAGATGACCGAGAGGTCGTCGCCCTCGCGCGCCACGTCGACACCGACGATGCGACCGGCGTGCTGGATCTCGTGCTCGCGGTAGTAACGCTTCTGCGCGTCGCGCACATCCTCGGGGCCGAGCAGCGTGTTGATGCTGCTCGGCGGGAAGCGACCGAACACGTTGACCAAGACCCAGGGGTTGTCGCGCCCATACTTCTTGATCTGCTCGTTCGCCCACTCCACCGAGATGCGAGGTGATCGCTTCGGGTCGTCCGGGTCGCCGGTGATCTCGGTCACGTGCCACTGCTCGCGGTCGCTCGTCGATGCGCGGAACAGCGGACCTTCGAGATGCGTCGGGTTGCCGGCGATGATGATGAACGCCTCCTTGCCACCACCACCACGCGCGTTCGCGAGTCCTGCCTCGGCCGCGGCCATGACGGCGTCGGGGATGCCGCCTGCCTCGTCGAGCACGAACAGCAGGTAGTCGGCGTGCAGCCCGGCGAGCGTGTCGGCCTGGGCATCACGTGATCCGTTGCGCGGCCATGTTCGAGCACTGACCCACCACTCCTCGGGTGACTTCTTCAGGAAGATGCGTGTCTTCGTCCACTCGAACAACTCGGTCAGCATCGACGAGTGACGCTGCCACTTCGCCATCTCGGTCCACAGACCATCACCGAGGTTGTCGCTGGTGATGCTCGTCGCCACGATCTTCGGGTATGGACGCGTGACCAGGAACCACCAGATGATCCAGGCGAGCAGACACGTCTTGCCCGGACCCTTGCACGCCTTCATCGCGATGCGGAAGTTCGTCGGCAACGCTTCGAGCACGTCGCGCTGCCACGCGTCGGGCTCGACGCCGAACACCTCGCGCACGAACGTCAGCGGGCTGCGATACCACCGCTTGATCTTGTCCTTGGCGACCAGCAGCTTCGGACTCACCAGGACCCCACCACTCTGATCGGGATGCCGTAGCTCATGTCGACGCGCACGTGCTCGCCCTTGAGGTCGAGCGCCTCGGCCAGCTCTCGCCCGACGTAGTAGACGTGCCTGCCCTTCGTCGGCATCGCCTCCATCGCGTTCATCATCTCATCGAGCGCCGCGGCACCCTCGGGGTCACGATCAGGCCAAGCACCGTAGTCGGTGATCGGTGACCACTTCACCTCGGGCAGCGGCGTGCGCGGCAGCTGGATCACGTGCACTGGTCGAGGGTCGGTGTAGCAGCGAGTCGCCGCGGCGAGCCCGGCGATGGCGAGTGAACGGAAGAAGGTGCGACGGTTCATTGGTCCTCGGTGCTGCCGTTCAGCTCGTCGAGCTTGCGCCCGATCTCAGCGTCTGCCTCGATGATCGCCTCGGCCTCGCGACGACCAGCCTCGCCGCAGCCGATCGCAAGCAAACGGATCTGCGCTGCCCAGGTGTCGTGGTCGAGGCTCGTCACCCGTGGTTCCTCACCAGCTGCATCAGCGCCACCCCGTTCTTGCAGACCTTGCGGATCATGTAGTTGAACTCGCGGTGCCCATCGGGCCCAGGCATCACGAGTGTGCACCGGTGTCGGTCGGGCGGCATGTTCACCGAGTCGTAGGTGATCCCGGCGAGCGGTCCGCTGACGAACCGGAACTTGGTGATGAGCACCTGCCCTGGCCGACGCTTGGTCGTGGTCATCCGAACAGCTCCTCGGTGTCTACCGTGTCCGCCTTGTCCTCGGCCTCGATCTCCGCCGCAGCTTCGAGCACGAGCTGCTCGATGCTGAGCGCGCCGCTGATGTCGACGTTGCGCTTCTCACCGTAGGTCGCCGGGTCGCAGGTCGCGAGGTGCTTGCGCCTCGACTCGACCTGGAACTTGCGATGCCCGAGCGCATCGGCCCGCTTGATCTTGGTGTTCACCGAGACCATCTTGATCTCGTCGCTCGCGTCGCGCCGCGGCTCACCATCCTCGTCGCGATCGGCGATCAGCTCCTCGGTGACCTCGTCACCCGAGAGCATGTTGTCGGCGATCGCCAGGATCTCCTCGTGCATCTCTTCGAGTCCATCCTCGCGCGCACGCGCGATCCTGTCACTCACGTCCTCGTCCTCTCTCATCCACGACTTCAACGTGCTGCGCTTCGGATACCCTGGTTGCCGGCAGAAGTCGCGCGTTGTCTTGCCGAGTTCGAGCCACTCGACATACTCGTCGATGATCTCGTGATCGACAGCTGCTGCGGTTGTGCGGTTGGTCATGCTCGGGCCCTCGCCTCATCGGAGTAGACGTTGCGCAGCAGTGTAGTCCCGTGCTTGCGCAACTGGTAGGCCCTCTCGCCGCACACTCCGTGCTCGGCTCCGATCTCGGGGTATGTGGCCCCTGCGAGCCTGCCTCGCAGCACCTTCACGACTCGATGGTCCTCGGACACCAGGGTGTTGATCGCGCAGCGGAGCCACTCGTGCTCGTCCTCACGAGCAACGATCTCCTCGGCCGACTCACAAGGGCACAGGACCTCCTCGATCTCGCCGAGCTGCGCCTGGAGGAACTTCGCGCGACCGCGACCGAGCAGCTGGCGCACGGCATCGATGATCTCGCCGTTGATGCGCAGGTTCCGGTAGCTGATCCAGTTCAGTCTCCCATCGAAGTCGCGCTGCGCTTTCCACAGGCCGATCAGCGCAGCCTGCTTCATCTCGTCTGGTCGAGCACGCGTGTCCTTCTTCGTCGCGCGCCACGCCATCCACATCGCGACGCTCAGATCAATCGGGTCGAAGGTCACTGCGGGAGCACCTGTTCGAGTGTCGCGTTGCCGATCTCCAGTTGCACCGCGTGCCCGGTCAACAGGCCAGCGAGGTTCTCGCCTGGAGCATACTCAACCCACTGGATGAAGAACGAGTGCCCGAGCGTGATGGGCGGCGGCCTGATCAACAGGAACGCGGTCGAGCCTTGCGACCACGCACCCATGTCGAGGTGCGGCGGCAGCGGCGCGCTCGACCTCGGCCACGCGAGCAGCACGCTGTCGAGCTTCGGCAACAGCCTGCACCCTGGTGCGAACTCATGGCGCAATGGTTCCGCCGCGAGGTAGTGGCTGATGACCCAGCCACCGAACAGCGGAGGGTCGACAGGATCGCCCGGCTCCTTCACGTTGCTGAACGAGGCACGACCTGCGGTGAGCAGCGTCCACGTGTTGACGTGAGGGAAGTTGGTCGAGTGCCCTGGTCCGCCGAAGTAGTCGCAGTCGAAGTAGGTGTAGGGCAGGTAGCCGCGGCTCGTGTCGCACGTCGAGCGCGGGAACACGCGACGTGCACGACCGAGAGTGAATGGTGGCCCGTCAGGCATGACAGCCATGGCCGTCGTGTCAACAGGTTCGTCCGCCGCATGATCGCGCGGCGGAGCCGCCGCGCCAACGCGCCTTCTCGGCATCCTCTCGCCTTGCAACGAGCACGCAGCAGCTACAACTAAGCAACACCCAACGAGCCACCTGAGCATGGCCGGCACGCTACCCCGCCAGCTCGTCGAACGCCAGGGCATCAGGATCAACCTCGATCAGCGCGACGACCTTGCCGCGGCGCACGGGCTTCCCCACGGACCGCAGGAGGATCGAGGAGAACACATCGTCGCCCTGGCCCCACTTGCCACCGTCGAGCCCGAGAGCCCGGCACATGCCATCGAGGGCGCTCTTGGTCCGGGCCAGCAGGTTGTCGAGATCGTAGTTCCGGTGGTCCGGCGGAAACCACCGGAGCGTCAACCGCAGCTGCCCGTTGTGCCCGAGCACTTTGCCCCCGGTCTGAGCCTTGACCATCTCGACCGTGCCGTCCCTGGACGCCTTCACCGCGGCGCGCTTCTTCCGCCAGTGCGCGACGGTGTTCGGGTTCAACACCGAAGGGGGCCAGGGCAGGTCGAGGTGAACTGTCCCAAGCTCCGGGCTCGACCGTCGGCTGACTGTCCCAAGACCTCCCCCTACGGGGGAGAGGGCTTTTGGGACAACGCCTCCCCGAACGGTTTGGCTTTTGACTGTCCCAACTGTCCCAAGTTGCTTCTTCTTGCGTATCTTCTTGCGTGCCATGTATTTACCTAGTGATTGTCCCAACTGTCCCAACCTGTCCAGAGGCTACTCGAAGAGGTCCTCATCGCCCGACTGTCCCAACTGTCCCAACGTGTCCGTTGGTTTCTGGGACAGTCGACACCCATCCCCCTTGTCGGTAAGGGGATACGCCATATTCTTACCTTGTCGTTTCACCCGGATCAGCTTCTTCGCTGTCAACAGCTTGATCTTGCGCGAGACCTCAGTTTTGTTGACACCTGAGTCCTCGGCCAGCTGCCTCACCGACGTGGCTACACCGTCAGCCTCGGACACGGCCTTCCAAACTGCCGCGAGATTCTCGTCCTCGCCGAGT